TATTTGAACCATCAAAATGTACTAACATAACAGTATCATTATCTGGTCTAAAACGGTGTGTAGGAGTTGCAAAGTCACCGGAATAGCGGGAAATATCAGAAACTCTTACCTCATCTATAAATCCTTTAAAGTTACTGCCTATGACCACATTACTAGAAAAAGTGTGATTAGAAACAGCATAAGAACTATTAATTAAAGTGTTACCATTATAATGTAAGTACGCGCGCTCATTTTCTGTGTCTACGCTCACAGCTACGTGCGCCCACTGTTTTTTAGCAAATTGTGTAGCTTCCGAAGAATTACCCACAGCGTTACCTAGAATAGTAGTAGTCGCACCTTCTATAACAGTAGTTAGTGCTAGCACATTAGAATTTGCTAAACTAAACTCTATATAGTTTGTGCTGTCAGTAGCTATAGAAAATATAACATTATCAGCTATAGCATCACTATCTACTCTTATAAAGCTTTCTATAGTAAAGGGGGATATATCAAAAGATAAACCATCAGTAACTCTACTAGAGCTGACAAAATCATCCTCATCTAGTCGTAGACTGCTTTTACCAAACTTTTTAGCCTTAGTAGTTACTTTAGCATTATTGTGGGCGGAGAAAGTTACGGTTTCAGATATAGAAGGTACTGGAGTACCTATAGTAGTGGTATCATTTAGAAGCTCGTATTCCGATCCTCTAAATTCTGTAACTGAGTATACGTTAGACAAGGGCAGCCTACTAGTAAACACTGAACTAGTGCCGCCATCATAAATTTCTACGTAGTCGTTAGCTAGTATTTCTTGACCAATATAATGCTCTATTACACCAGTAGCGTAGAAGATTACATTTGATATCCTAGCATCGGAAGTATTGCTGCTAATACTTAGATAGTCTTTTGTTTGTGCTAGGCTTACAAAAGGGTATCTACCTACATTTTCTTCAAAACTGTTTGACATTTTCTCTCCTTAATACGAAATAGGGGGAGGCAGTAAATACCACCTCCCCCTAATATTCTAATTTTTAATAACTAGTATTATAAATTAAGAAGTACCCGCTTTAATAGTAGTAGCGTATGCGTACTTAGTGGCGTCTAGAGCAGCACTTGTATTAGTAGTAAGTGCTTTAAAGTCAAAACGCGTGCTCATGTACATTGCTGTAACTTGCTGGCGCGGTTCGTACTCGCTCTCGATTTCAATTCCACGACGTTCTGCGATCATGAAGCCCGGCTTATACATTAGGACACCTAGGTGGTTACCTGCAGTACCAACACCATCTAGATACTCAGAAATTGCAATTGGGATACCGTAGATAGCACCAACAGAACCTGTAAGGTAAGTAGCATTTGGACCGAATTTATCAACTGTACGGAAGTCCGCAGTAGTAACTAGGTTGTTATAGCCTTCGATAGAAGTAACAAACACTAGGTCGTTACCAAGTTGAAGACCATACTTACCCATAAGAGTACGAGCAGCAGCGATATCAGTAGGGTCTACTTTGTCTGTAGGAGAACCCGTAGCAACTTCTAGAGAACCGTCAGCTGTTAGGTTAGTAATACCTTCGATAACGGATGCGTAACCAGTACCTGCAGTGATTGCGTTAGTAGGAGAAGCTGTAAAGCCTGTTAGCGCGCCTGTACCACGAAGAATAGACTTGTCGATCGCACGAGCAAGACGGCGTGTTGCTGCTTGACGTAGGAAGTCGATTAGAGGAAGAACAGTGTCTTCTTCTTCGTCCTTAGCTAGGTGAGTAGTTGCCATGAACTTGTGCGGAGTAAACTCAACAGAAGTCATAGTGTGTTGATTAGTAGTCGGTACGTTAGTAGCATCTGCAACACCAGTAGCATAAGTACCGGATTTAAACATTGCTACATCGCCGTCTGTATCTTCATCTGCAACTGGGACGCGGAACGTTTTAGCATCTACAGACATGCGGTTAAACATAGGTGCAATAACTAGTTGTTGTTCCATCTCAGTATAAACATTCTCAGAGAAGTTAGAGATAAAAGCATCAACAGTAGTAACAGCTTTCATACGACTACCATAAGTAGTGTCGAAAACGTCTCTTTTGTTAAGCATTTTAGATAGGAGAACAGCGTTGGCCATTTCCGTGTCACTAAATTGTGCTTTTCTTGAAGAGTCGCTATAAGCCATTTTAGTATTTTGTAATGCTTTAATTTCTTCTCTATAAGAAGCCATTTGGGACATTAGTTCTTCTTTTTCGGATGAGGCAGTAGGCGTATAATTAGAACCTGTTTTGTTCATGTCCTGTGCGTCTGCTTCACTTAAGATAGCTTCACCAGTTTTTTCAACTAGATTTGCAACTCTTGGCTCAGATACAGTAGCCACTGTTTTAGCGGAACCTGCTTCTGTTAGGTCGATTTTGTTTAGCTCTTGATCAGCCATTGTGTAGTTCTCCTTTGTTGAATCTCCGTGAAGCTCTTCGATCAGAACTTTGTCAGACGTTGCGTCTTCACTCTTAATTTCAGTATATTTTGTAATTTGTGAAAGTTCTTGTAATTCCACATTAATAGTATTATTGCAGGATTGTCCCATCGCGTCAACCTCTAAAAATTTAAAGAAAGGGCTTTGGGCAGTTGCAACATTTTCGATTTTATATGTTTTTTCTTCGTAAATGACAAAATCACCTTCATTTAATTCGTCCGTGCCCTCTAAAGAAAGAAGGCTGATAAAAGGAATAGGCTCGTTAGGGTCTTTTATTACAAAGTCCTCTTCTAGCTCTTCCTCTACTAGTTTGTCTACTACAGTATCAACAGACTTATCGGTTTCTATAACAGAATCTGTTTTTTCTACTTCTGTAGTTTCTTCGTCAAGTACTTCTTCTTGCGCAATAGGTTCTTCTATTACTTCAAGTTTTTCAGAGATAACTTCTTCTTCAAGTAGTTTTTCTTCAATTACTTCTTCAGTAACTTCTTCTACAATCACTTCTTCTTCAACTACTTCTTCAAGCTCTTTAATAGAAACCTCTTCTGCAGCAACTACAGCGTCTGCTATAATTACTTCTTCAGAATTGTCTTCTACTTCAAGTGTTTTTACAAAGTCTTTATAATCGCTATCTGAATCAAAGCTTTTGCTTAGACTAAATAACGAGTCTTGGTTACAAGGAACGCTAACTATAGAAATTTCTAGTAGTTCTACATCTGTAATAGTAGTAGAGTCCGTAGTGCGATTATATTTACCGTCTTTAACTCTGAAACCAACACTAAAACTTTTTAGTGCTCCGTCTTTGATTAGTGTGTGCAGGCCGTGAGTTCTCTCAGCTGCTTCACTTACAGTACCTTCTACATAAATACCTTTTTTATCAATAGTAATTTTGTCAAACTTACCGATTGGGCAATCATGCTTATGCTGATATAGCATAATAGGATTTCTTCTAAAGTTCTCAACGCCTTTAGCCCAGGCTTCTGCAGTAACTACATCGCCAGAGCGGTCTTTCATTACTGTATTAGCATAGCCAGCAATTTTAATTGATTTACTTGTTTTAGAAGCTTTTGTCTCAAAGGTACTGTCTAGATAAAACTTTTTATCTTTCATTTTATACATCCTCATCTGCGGGTTTATCACCCTCTTTAGGTCTGCCACCTTGAGTAGCATCAGTGGCGCTACCTGTAATATTTTGTGGTATCCTTATAGTATCATTTCCCTCGATTTTTGCAAATCTTAATCCCTCACGAGCTTCATTTGGGGTTATAATTCCTGTGTTAACTAGAGTAGAGTAATATAAAGCTTGTACTCTGTTATCAGGCTGTAGCGCTGGTATTACTAAATTATCAGGTCTGACTGTTATATTATTACCAAAAAAGTGAGCGAAGGCGCTAGAAAATTGTGTTAAAATTGGAATTACTGTATGCAAATAAAATAACTTTTGGTTCGCATCAATATTAGCATTGTTTCCTGATTTTAAAAGCACATAAGGTACTCCTATAGCTTTACTCATGTCTTGTTGTATACGCTCAATAGAACCCTCAAAGTCAAGTTCTGAAAACTTCACAGTAGAGAATTTATCAATCATAAGTCCTCCATCTAAAATAGCAGGATTTCTAGCACCATCAAAAATAGAAGTATAGTTAGCTCTCCAGGATTCTAGTAAACGCTCTTTTACGCGGTTAGACAGTATGTTATCGGTACGCAGCACGAAGCCCGGTAATGCGTTATTTTTAAAGAACTGTCTTTGGAAATTAATCATATAGTAGTAAAGCTCTATAAGTCTATTGATTGACTTCAATTTTGAAGTACCTCTAAAGATAGAATCAGAGTTTTCTCTCATAATATGGATTATTTCGTTAGTTTCAAATCTAATACCATCTGACTCTTTAGGCTTCCTAGAATAATAAGTACTATTTGAACTAGGCAAAGTGTAGTTGTAATGTGATATAAACGTTCGTTTATCTGGTATTACTTCTACATCATTAGCAGGTAGTAGGTATATATTTGTACTATTACTATCGTAGTAAAAAAATACATTACCATCTAGGTGGTAGTCTAGTAGCGCACGTCTAAATAACCTTACCCTATCCTCAAAAGGGTTAGGTCTAACATTTAGTAGTCTATCTACTTTTCTAGCAGAACCCCCGCCTTCTACAATAAAAGGTATTTCTACACAAGCATTAATAACCATCTCAATTGCTCTTGAGATAATTTCTATTTCTTGTTGTGCTTGCTCATACCCTACTATAGATTCAGGAGAAGCAAAAGGTTCGTTACTAGCTATTGAAGGTTGCGCGGGGTTTAGCTTTTCAGAGATAAACTTTCTCCAGCCTGATACATCTTTATTTGCCATGTTTATCCTTTTTTATATTTAACCAGTTTGTGACCTTAGGAACCATACTATTAGCGTATCTCTGACCATATATACTGTGTAGTAATTTATGGTGAGGACTGCATAAAGTATATAAGTGATCGTTAGATAGTTTATCTACGCAATCATTATAAAAACTAACTCTAGCTGCTATTATATCCTCTTCCGTGTCAATAACTATTTTATTAGCATCGCACCAGTTGTTAAATAACTCACTAAGCCCATACAGATGATGAAGCTCTAGCTTTTCAGTAGAGCTGCATATGTAACAGCAGTCAGGTTTTTTATAGTGTTTCTTTATAAAGTCTCTAATGTACTTTATAGGCTCTCTTTTAAGTGTGGTCATACATCTATTCTATATAAAAATTTTAAGTTGTCCAACTATTAATTATTCACTAGTTAGCCGTAAATAGATATGTTACTCATCTTATCGTGAGTATACACAGCGTATCTAACTGCGTCTGAGGGGTGTGAAGGCCAGTCGTGGTCAGGTTTTGGGGTCTCCGTATTAGACTTCCATTTATAAGCCGCCATAGCTTTAAAAGTGTAGGCAGCGTCTTCTTCATCAAAAAATAATCTATCTTTTTCAACTAAAGTCTGTACAAAGTTTATACCATCATTTACTGACTTAATAGCTTTTTCGCAATATATATCATAGTCATAGGCAAAGTCAGCTTTAACTTGTGCTGCCGCTGCATCAATATATATAGTATCAATTGAATACTCTTCAATCATCTCAGTTATAACGCTTGCTAACTCAGAGGTAGTACATTCTGACGAAACATACTCTGCTAGTATGTAATAGCTATTACCATCATATCCTATGACAATAAAGGCATTAGGGTCTCTATATCCTACGTCTAAACCTGCTATTACCTCTATAAAGCGTTTACCTTTACAGTTTGTCATATGCCTATCTTGGTCAAGATGCTCATATATCTGAGCCTCCGTAACAGTCCAAGCACATTCGTACTCTTGTGCAAACAAAGCTCTAGTACTAGAACGCCTTGCTTCGTTAATGTCAGACTCAGCGAGCATAGGATTAGAACGCCAAGTATGTAAGGTGGAGCCCCATTCAGGAAACTCAGGATCTTCTCCCCGCAAATAGTATTCGTAAAGATAGTTACCTTTACCGCGAGGAGTAGAAATCCATAAACAACGAGAGTCTCTAAAGGTTGATAAAGCAGGTCTTAGATCACGAGTAAAATACTGATCATCGGGAATAATAGCAGCTTCGTCAATAATTAATAAGTTAGCTGCACGACCAATTAATGAGTCACGGTTATTAGCAGAGAGCAGTCTAAAAGTAGAGCCGTTAATAAGTTTAACAATTTTATCTTTTTGGTTAAACTTTTCTACTTCGATATTCATTTTTTTAATGAGATCAGTAACATAGTCCCAAATAATAGACGATAGAGAAAAGTTAGGCGCTACAACCATTACTTGTTGTTCCGGCTCAAGCAGCTTAGCAAACGCAAGTATTGCGGCAGCGTAAGATTTACCTGTTCTACGCGCAGAAATGTTTACAAAAAATCTATGATTATCTAGGCCGTCAAGCATAGCTTGCTGGCTTTCGTTAAACACAACAGGTGTAGGTAGCTTTAATAGTAGCTTGGTAATAGGTATTTTAAAAAATTTATCTGACATTTATTTAGGCAAGAAGCCTCCGAATGTTATAATTAAAGTTACTAAAGATGCAATAACACCACCTACCCAGATTAACACTTTTAAAGTAGTTTGACCTTCGGTAGCTAATGTTTTAAGAGTAGTAACAGCGTCTTTTATAGTTTCTCTATCTTTTTGTTGTTCAATACTAGCAGCCTCTAAGGCAGTTATACGAAAGCCAAAATCTACTAATTGGTCTTTATTTTTTTCTGACTGCTTACGCTGATCTTCTGCTTGCTTGTTCTGAGTTATTGTATTAGTACTAATAACAAGTAATAGCTTATCTAGTTTCTCATATAGTTCTTTATCCATTAGTAAGCCTTTCTAGTATGGTAAATTCAATAAGGGGTTGGCGTAATAAAAACGTTTGGTTTTCTGCGCATAAATATGTTATGTTAGTTTGTAATAAATAAGTACCTAACTTCATATCACTAGTAGTACTAAAAATAAGGTCTATATAAGGAGTAGTAGCAGAATCTAAATACAAGGCGTCTGGCAAGTTATAAAGAGTGCCGTCTGTATGCTTAGCTTGTCTATTACTTACTACTATACAATCATTTCTATGTTTATCTCTAAACACTCTAATAGTAAAAGGTAATCCTGCATAAATAGCGGGTGTCTGAACCTCTAAACGCGTGTAGGTAATAGGTACCTGCGTGTCTACCGATAATAACGTTGCTAAGTTAACTATTAGTAATGTAATTAGTATAAAGGGTACTATTTTTAACATTTTTAGCATAGGCACTCCTTACAATTACTTCTATGATACATTATATAGTACCTGTTGTCCAAATTTTAAAGTTTATAGTAACAGTATCATATACTTTTATAAGGTCTTTGTTATTTATTATTGCTATTAATGGTTAAAAATTTAGGCACAAAAAAGAGGCATCCTAAGACACCTCTTTTGTATTTTATTTTTGTAACTAGACTAGTAGTGGTCAGGTCCTGGTGTTACTACATCGTCCACAGTGTTGGTTAATACCTAGACGAATTAATTTACATTACCGGTATTCGTCTAATGAAAAGTCTACACCATGCATTTGGTACTCAGAAGTAGCATGGCTGCTATAGACCAACACCTCGGGATCGCTAACTAAAAAGTCGCAGCCTTCGCAAAAGCTAGGATAGTTACCTTTGGTATGGTCTTCTCGTAATTTCGTATAAGCAGCGCCTTCCCAGATTTCTTTAATAGAGTTTTCCGAGGTATGTCCTAGAACCGCCTCATCGTCTCGACCTAGTACCTGGCAGCAAGGATGGACAGCACCTGTTTTACCTTCTAAACCTCCTGCTCTGATAACTATATCAGGGGAGAAAGGTCTTCCGCAAGTTTTTATTTCGCCTTTTCGTGCTTCGGCAGGGTCATAAACTCCTGACCAGTTATGCATTTTCCAAAGCTCGACTTCTACAGGTAGGTCAGCAGTAAGACTAAGATATTGTTCTTTTTCGTATTCTATGTTCTTATTATCTAATAATAGATGATAAACAGCCACAGTACAAAAAGAATTTGTTTTTTCTACGTAGCTTTGCATTTCTTTAATATTTTTAATAACTAGGTTAAAGAACGGTGAGTTCATCCATTTAGTATACGTTTTATTATCATAACCTATAACAGAAAACCTAAAAAAGTCTACGCCAGCATCTACAATAGCTCTCATGTAGTCGCCCCGCATTTTCATACCATTAGAAAATATATAAGCTTTTGCTCCATGTTTTTTAACTATCTTAACGTAGTCAGCTAAGTTACTTTGTAGTGTAGGTTCTCCAGAACCCTCTAGGTTAATTATATAAGCACCGTTGTTAACAGCGTCTATTACATTACTTTCAAAGTCTTTTAAAGACATTTTTTTAAGAAAGTTTTTGCTCCTACCAGGGCTGCTTTGAGGGCACATAGCGCAGCTGTAGTTACAACCCCCGTTTATTTCTATTACAGCTCTTTCTATTTTTATCATAAGATGCTATTCTTTATATAAGCGGTTTAGTCTTTCAAAGTTATTTGCAAAGTTTTTATCGTGCATATCTACTAAGTGATTATTAAAAAACCAGGTCAAGTATTTATATAAGGAGGTTTTAGGAATACTCTCTATACTATCTAAAGTATCTAGGTTTTTTATAGTAGGTATTAGATCACTATAGTAGTTTTTACCATAAGTAGCTGTAGGAACTCCTAGAATAGCTGCTAACATATTACCACCACTAGAATGTGAATATACTAGTTTAGCATTTTTTATTAAGTCTGAAGTATCATACTCACTAACAGGGACCGTATACTCGGTTATTAATCCTAATTTATCAAAGTAATCCCAGTAATAGCTAAAAGAGTCGGTAGCAGGTAGATTGTGTTTTTTATATAAAGTGTATTTTCTATGTTTATTAGCGTAATGTAGAGATAGATACATAGCTTTCCAATCTCTGTCTAGTACCTGACATAAAAATAAATCATAGGGCCTATCTGCTACGAAGGTAGCACAAGGCTGTTTATATTTATTAAAAGATCTAGCTAAAATAGACTCTACGATATTATAATCTATTATCTGACTTTTCCATAGCTCTTTAATAGGGAAATTATTTATGTACTCACCATCTTTACTAACTATAAATAAAGATACTGCGGGAGTACCCTCATTAAACCATACTCCTTTTTTACTATAAGCATAATCTAAATGTTGTATAGCAGGATTTATAGCAAAGGCAGTACTAGCAAAAGACTTTATATAATGATGATTTAGCAGTTTATCAGGAGTACTTTGTCTTAACACCCCCCATTGCTCTACAAAACTACTGTAGGTAGGTACTAAAGCCAAAGGCAAACCTTATTCCCTCACTCCATACAGTATGCCATATAGGTTTTTCAACAGCTATAGGAAAGCTCCTACAAGTCCACGCACCTATAAGATCCTTGTCTAGTACTGTAGCACCCGTATCTGGGTCAATATATTTAAATATACTTTTCTTTATAGAGTACGTGTAGTAAGTCCTAATACCAGGATCGTTAGAGTTAGTATGCCAGTCTAGTATAGTATTAGGAGGGTATATAAAAGCATTTGTACATTTATCTGCTCCTAATAGTTCTATTGCTTTTTGTAAGGAAGAATCTTTTAAATCTGTTATTCTATAATTTCTGTCAGCAGGTACAAGAGGGGTATCTTTAGTTGGCTTTACTGCTGCAGAAAACTCAGCAAAGGTATTAACAGGTTGTTCTGTAAAAACTATACTGTGTTTGTGCTTATTTATTACTTTTTCTAGCTCTTTAATCACTAACATATTAGGTTTTACTTTAAGCTCCATTTGTTATACTATCTAATACTTCTTGTAAGTCTTGACTAACAGCTTCTAGTAAAGGGTCTACTTTTTCATAAGTATTGGTTACAGGATTATACTTATCTCCTATACTAAAGCCTTCTATACCCTCTACTGCTCCAAAGTCATTGTAGCTATGTTCGGCCCTAATTACTATAACATTACTTATAACATTATTAATAAGTATAAAGCCTATTTTATGTTCTACCATAGTATAAGTATACCTCCGCTTACACCACCGGAAGCAGACGCACCACTATTTCCTGTACCTCCTTGTATAAGGGTGTACGCAGTCTCATTCCAGGTTACTGCCGAGGTAGAGCCTGAGGTATTATCAACACCACGTACCATCATACCATATAAGGATTTAGGGTTTATTTTAGCGTATATTAATAATATGTCATTAAACCCGCTACCTTCGTTAAGTATATTACCACCACTACTGCTACCGGATGCACCGCCATTACCGTTAATAGTAGTACCCCCGTAAACGGCAGTAGTGTCGCTACCAGCATTACCAGTCTGGTTATTGCCCGTAACGCCACTACCCCCGCTACCAACAGTATAACTTAGAGTACCTGAGGATACAGTATACTCATGTACAGAAATACCGCCGCGTGCTCCCGGACCTTGTGAAACAGTAGTATCTCCTGAACTTGTGGTACCGTTACCACCTTGGCCACCACCAAAAGCAAAAACTAAAAACTTAGTAACCCCTGCAGGTATAGACCAGGTTCCGGAAGCGTTATCTATAAGATGATTAAGGTATTCTTCTATACTTGGTGCGCTACTTTGTACAGAAGAGTCACCAAAAGTAATCTGAGGTATATTAAGTATATTTCTTGAGTCGTCAATAACGGTAGTACCGCTTATTTTTATAGCCATCTTCGTTTCTCCTTAAACTATTAGCTGTTAGTCGTTTAGCAGGTCTTTCATTAATTTAGAATAGTTGTTAACTTGTATATTAACAGCAGCTCCTGCTGGTTTTTCTTTAATACCTTTTTCAACATCATTAAGATGTTTCATCCAGTCAAGTAAGTCTTTCTTAGACAATATACCTGTTTCTAGTGATTCTTGTACTTTTTGGTTTATAACTTGGTTAATAAGATCAATATGCTTAACGCGGTTTAAGTAACCTTGTGTAGCTAAAACCCCATCAAGATAAGCTTTTACTTCTCGCTGATCTAACACAGTAGTAATTCTATCAGAAGATACAGCGTATTCTTCAGCGATTTCTGGGATAGTCATGCCTTTTAAGTAATCATTAGCAATAGCTAACAATACAGGGTCTAGTGCTGGAGCGTCTAGAGTTTTATTTAACGCTTCTACTGTAGTAGAAGGTGATATTATGTCATTCATGAGTAATCCTTTGTAATAATTGTAGTATATTTATTACCACTTGGCAATAGCTATTTTATACAGGATAAATGATTTGCAGTTTTAAGTCACAAATACTGTACGGTTTCATTATACCTTCGTCTGTTTTTACAGAAAGAGTCCTAGCCTCGTCTACTAAAGGCTCTTGCTCTGAAAAAGTTTGTACTCCTGTCTCTAACTGCCTTACATATAGTTCTGTGTCCGCTAAAGTGTCTGTAAATAGATAACCACGTAAGTCTACACTTATAGAAGCGTACCTAACATCTCCCCCTATATGTGTACGAGTCTCTTCTCGAGCATGGACATAAAAAGTAGGGAAATCGTTTATTTCGTCTAAAAACTTTAAGCCACGGAACCCAGGTGTTTCCGTAGATACTTCTAGTGCTGTTTTTAAATTTTGTATAATAGTTGTTCTTTTTATCATTAGATTATAGCACCTGTCTTACGTAGCCTGTTATAGGCATTTTTATTTTACCGCACATGTTTAGGTCTCCTTATAAAGTAGAAAGCTACTAATAGTTATAACTAGTATTTTGATAGAGAAGGTACCAACGTCTGGCGTTGGTACCTTCTATTTTTAACTACCTCGTTTTGTAAGGGTCAAATAGTATGTCCCTCCAGCAGGGTTTTGTGTTGCGGACCCAACGTTGGTTGCGGTAACCTCTACGGCGTCTGTTCCCGTGGCGTGGGCGTAATAAACCATATAATCATCAGGCGTAGCGGGTTGAATTTGTATGCTATCACCAAGGGTTACACCTGATACCGTCACAGCGATCTTTTCCGATTGCTGTGGCGTAAGTGAAATGGGGTTCATATACACAGTAGCTTGCCATGTTTGCCCCTCAGCACGGAACCCGATGCCGCGTAGTTTAAGATCTGTAATCCCTGTGCTTTGGGTAATTAGAGGCTTTATATAACCCGAACCATATTTGATGTCGAGGGAAGGGTTGCTAGGACCATTACCAGCAGAAACGCTATCAACAGGTGCTCTTAGGTGTACAACATTGAAGTTACTACCGCCTGTGAATTTGCCTTGTATAACCACGTCAGTCCAACGGCCATCAGCCCGCACTGCATTTCCGGCACCCGATCCAAGCTCGTAGTCCACGTTAGTAATATTTAGAGTCCCTAAGAGCGCATCACCCGCAGCGTAGCCCGTTTTTGAGGAACCCATGAAATTAAGCAAAGTACCATACCCATTTTTAGCTGTGCGGATTACGTCACCATCAATTGTGATGTCGCCGGGGGCTGTCTCATGCCGTGTAAAATCCTCATTGGGCGGGTCTTGGTCGGTGCCCAAATTAGCAGGCATCCAATGGCCACGTAGTACGTTTTCCATGTAGTTATTGAAGAAACGTACATTGCCCACACCCGAACCGAGTTGGAACCCACAATCAAGTCCACCAGAATAAGTGCCTGTGTTCTTGATTATATTATGTGAGAATGTAGCGTTTTGGATACGGCAATCAAAGCCTTGCTCACAGCTATCCACACGGTTGCCATGAAACAGTACCTCATCGTGGTTGTCGTGAGTGGCGAAACCAGAACGACGAGCGCCTGTTGTAAGGTTGTTTATGAAGTTGACACCACGGCTGGTGCCTTCTACCCCAAAGCTGTCACCAGTCACAGTAAGGCACATAGCTTCGCGCCCACCGTGTGCGGAAGAGTTCAGTATGTCGAACTTGTAGGTAGTGTTTGCTACAGCAATACCATAACTGGTCTGGGTGTTGTTGTCGCGATCAAGCATGGTTACAGTAGTGTTGTCGATAAGACCTTCGATTACACCTGCAGCCAGTATACCTTGGTGATCAAAGCCTGTGATGTCGCAGTCGCGCATAACGAGCTTCTCTGCGTTACCTACATGAATACCGCGATCACCATCGGTAGCTCCATCAAACTGACCAGGACCCCGTATACGTATACCATCAAACACGAGATCTGCCATAAGGCCGCTGTTATGTCGAAGAACGAGGACGTTTTCAACCGAGTCGATGTACGAGTCTTTGAGAGGTGATACCAAGTGAATATCGACGCCGTCTGTATATGCAACCTTAACCCATTCACCTTTGTGACCTTGGCTAACACCTCCGCTATCGTAGTCTTCTTCGGTGAAATTTTCGTTGGTAGTTATATGTAACCACGTACCGCGTGCCAGCGAAGTGGCGTAGCTTTCAAAAGCAGCTGGGATGATTGTGTCACCTTTAGCCAAGTTACCAGCGATTCCCATAGAGCTGCCGAGCTGCCCCACGCGATACATCACACGTCTACCAGCACTATCACTAGTGTTCCACGGTGAAAAGTCTAACAATGCACCTGTCTCTTGGATCAGTCGAGCCTTTAGCGGCAAGATCAAGGAACCGTTAGTCCGAGCAGCGAACTCGTAGGTTACGCTACTACCTGTAGGGCTGTTGATAACACCTTCACGACCCTCTGAGGCTGTTAGGAAGGCTTGCATACCCGTATGAGAATCTGATGTATTTGAAACGTAGTCAGAAAGTTGAACATATCGTTTAGCTAGGATCGTAGGCATTGAAAGTTCAGTAACTACGGTGCTTCCTGCAACATCCATTGTGGGAGCAGTGATGTTATTGTCCCATTCAAGATCGCCGCTGGACCTGATTTTACCGCGAGAACCAACACCATCATTACCGGTATTGTTGGAGCTGTAAGTGAAGAACTCAAGTCCGTGCGGGTCTCCATCTGCCCCGTCTTGGAAAGCGGCAATCATTGCACGGCGGCGACTGGTCCCCGTCCCTGAAAAGCCCAAGGCGCTAGACAAAACACCATCACCAAGAGCCGTGCTGTTTACACCCGAAAGCATTAGTGTGGCTTTCTCGGCGGCACCTGCACCATTCAAAGGGTCAGGGTTGTCCCCAGCGCGTATCTCATTCACTTTCAGCCAGAAATCTACCGTAGCGTTGCCACCAACGGTGACATTTCCTGTTGTGTCAAGATCACCAAAGGTAGCTAGGTCCGTGAAGTTGGACGGGCGGCTCACTTCTAGGGACTCTCCGTCCCCAACCAATCTCATAACTTCAATAGTGTTGTTCGTGAAGTCAGAGGGGTTATCGAACACTGTGATCGGGTCAGATGTGCTAACACCAAATACGAGGTCGGCCCTGCCAAAGGCATCTACCGCCTGTAATTCTACGGAACCGCCAATACGACGACCAGAGCCGCCTGTGGAAGCGTCACGGTTATAGAACAGGAGTTCTCCAAGGACATCACCCGTTGCATTCGTGCCACCCGCGATGCCAAGCAGCATCCGACCAGCGGTGGTGTTGTCAATGGTATTGTATGTCTCTGACCGCAGGATTGCTTCCGTGGAGTAGAAGGATGCTAGGTCAACACCGTCAACCGTGCCAGAGACAGCAAGGTTGCCGTTTATTTCAGCACCCGCACTCGTAGCTGTTATTCGTGTGCCGCTACTGAAGCGAATCGACACCTCTCCGGTCGAACTGTTTGCGATGAAGTAGTTTGTAAGAGTGCCCGTGCCCGAACCGTCGTCGCCTTGTATGAGGGTACGCCCGCCCACGACAGTGTTTCGGATAAAAGTATCGCCTGTGTCGTTGTCAATGTAGCCACTAGTGCCGTTATGGAAGGCTTTCATGTCATTACCTGTGCCGAGCCTTAGCTGTTGGGTGTCAGGGAGTGAGAGATCACCAGAGACACCAAGATTTCCAGTTACCGCAGCGCCTGTGCTATTAGTGTTGATTTTCTCTGCGCCGTAGTAATACATAGAGGCTTCACCGTTTGCGCCGTTTGCTCGGAAGTAATCTACGACCCCAGTACCCGTGTTATCATCGGATTGTATTTTGATAACTCCGTCAACCGAGAGGTTGCGGATAAAGGTCGCGCCTGTGTTGTTATCAAAATAACCATTAGAGCCGTTGTGGAATGCGACCAGATCGTCATCAGTACCCAGTCTTAGCTCGGAGGTGTCAGGGAGTAAGATGTCACCAGACACAGCAAGATCACCAGTTACGGCTGCACCCGTGCTAGTGGTGTTGATCTTCTCTACACCGTAATAGAACATCGAAGCTTCGCCGTTTGCACCATTGGCTCGGAAGTAATTGGCTAATCCGCCCGCACCGTCGTCTGATACGATATTAGTAGTACCATCAACCGCCCTGTTGCGTATAAAAAGAGCGCCTGTTTCGCTGTCTATATAAGAAGCAATCCCGTTGTGGAATGCTGATAGACCGTTTGCGTCGCCTAGTATTAGCAGCGCACCGTCGGGTAGTGAGAGATCACCGGACACATCAAGATTGCCTGTTAAGTCTAAACCACCGTTGGTTATATTCATTATCTCTGTCGTGTTGTATGCGGTGTCAACGGTCACAGCGCTGCCTAACTCGAAGGTCATCTTTGGACCGGAAGTTGAGTCCGTGTTTACAACAATTCGAGCACCATTACCTAGTACGTCTGGGATACCGTAGGCATGGTTGAATGTAAGGTTTGCGTTACCCTGACCGTCATTGACTGTAAGAGCAACAGCACCGCTGTCGTTCCCTGCCATAACCACATCTCCATAAAGGATGTCTGCAGTAACGTCTCCTGTGACAGCTAAGTCGCCAGTGACGTCAAGGTTGCCAGATACGGTCGCTCCCGCAAAGGTAGGGCTATCTGTAGTAGCAAGACCTTGATTCAGAGCCTTTACAGCAGCTATATCAGTAAGCTCACTATCCATAAGAGCGCCCGCAGCAGTAACGTTGGTTGAATCTGTTACGTCTGCCGCTGTTTCTATGTTTGACAGCTTAGTAAACTGAGCATCCGTAAAGGCGTTAGTTTCACCTTCATAAGCGGCTTTAATCTGA